AGGTAACGTCTGCTTGAAGATACTCAACATCTTGGGTTTGAGTAGAGAACTCAACACCACTCAGTGTTGTAGGGAATGCATTCAGAAACTGAAACTGCTTGTTTATATTGTTGTGGCTGGTAAGGACCGTAAGAATCATATCAGAAACAGTGATGCTTTTCTTAGTGACGTTATTTTGAATCCAATTGTAGATCTCACTGTAGTTCTTCATGCTCTCATCAATCATGAAGCGACAACTCATGGTGCCATACTCTACTCTTTCACCGGGAATATATCCAATGTTGCCTCTGTAGGAAGTAGCAACTTCACCAAGCGAGAGATCTGGAATAGTGAAACTGGTCAGGAAGTATTCAACATTCGCATACTTAGTGAAATCAATCCCCAACTTGAATCCAGTTGGTGAAAGCAAATTGAAGTTATCTGTGAGTGTGCTATCTGCCATATGAAGTATTTATAAAAAAAGGGAGTCCCCTTTCGAGGACTCCCATGAGTTTACTTACTTACCTATCCTAAGATTAGGAAGGATCAGAGATGTTGATGTTCTCAACAACGAATCGACGGTAGTAAGGATTGTCATCACCAGCAGAAGCGCCAGTAGCAACAGTTCCAGCAACAAGAGGATTATGAGCAATGCCATAACGGGTCTTGAAGGCAATACGAGGCTGGAAGTTTTCTTCACCAACGCCTTTGACCATTGTCAAAGGAACGTAAGGAGCATAGAAGAAACCAGCATCGTAAGGATTGCTACCACGATAACCAACATTGACAACACCAGCAGAGGCGTAAGGGTCAACGTAGATCTTCATGTTACCAATGGAACCAACGAGTGTGTTCTGACCGTAGTCGGAAGTAACATTGGAACCAACACCAGTGCTGTCGAGCTTACCAGTAGCGGCAAGAGCGGAAGCAACATCAGCGTGAACGATGGCGAGGTTACCCTTACCACGGCGTGTCTGACTGAAGATTGTGTTGGCTTCAAGGTCCAACTGGAACAACAGGGCTTGGAACTTCTCAATAGCCCAACGACCATCAGCATCGATAGCAAGGTCGAAGATACCAGTAGTGGAGAGACCAGTCTGCTGGGCACCGGGCTTGGCAGCATAGTCGAGTTCACCAATAATTTCTCTGTTGATTTCAGCAAGAATCTCCTGAGAGAGAATATTGGCGAGTTCGCTTTCGGCATCAAGACCATGAACAGCCTTGAGATCCTGAGCGAGTTCCATTGTGTATTCAGCCTTCAGGGCGCGAGTCTTAGCAGTAACTGTGCATTTCTCGATTGTGAAACCCATGTTGGCAGTGATGTCACCTTCAGCGAAAGCTGTAGTTTCACCAGCGCCAGAGTCGTCGCCAGAGAATGTCTTATCAGCAACATTGAAGAGAGCTTCAGTGTCACCAGTGGTAACGGCTCCAGCGGCTCCAGCGGAATCGGATTCGTTATAGCGAGCCTTCATTGCAAAGATGAGACCTGTAGGACCAGTCATGGGCTGGACACCACAGACATCATAAGCAATCAAAGAAGGCATGGCGCGACGAACGAGGCTAATGAGAACGGGGTCGCCGTTTGCAGCAGAAGAAGCAACTGTTCCTGTTCCGCTTTCTTCAGTGATGAAGTTAGAAAGCGCAGCAGATTGCTTGCGGGATTCAACTTCAGTGTTTTCGAGAAGCTGTGCAGTAACAGCCATACGATGTGCATCCTTGATAGCAGGAGCTTCGGGATGCTCAAGGATGGACTTCCATTTTTCGATATTTGTTTGTGAATTAAACATTTTTTTGGATCTTTCTAGTAGTTTACGGTTTGGGTTTTTAATTATTTGAACAAACGACTCAGTGAATCATGATACTGTTTCATCTCGGGAGAAAGCCCATCAGTGATGTCTTTCTTTTCTTCGCCTTCAATGATTTGCTTAGTCTCAATGATCTCATCGTTACCTTCATTCAATTCTTTTTCTTCAGACTTGTTTGAGAAATAGGATTCCTTGATGGTCTTAACCTTCTTGGCGAAGGTATCAGCATCAACAAACTCTACATCTTCAACAAGGGAAGCAAGCTTGACACTCTGTGTAGTTGCAAGATTTTCGGACGCTTCAGAGAGAATCTTCTCGCGAGAGAGTTTCTCAACCTGTTCCATGAGTTCGGCAACAACACTAGTGCTTTCTTGCAGTTGACTTTCGAGTTCAATAGCCTTGTTTTCAACCTCTTCATAGAGATCGACTTTGGACTCAGGCACTTCGATGTAATTTTCTGTAAAGACAGTCTTCAGAGCAGACATGAAGTCTTCAGTCAATTCGGAGCGAAGACCAGCATCAATAGCAACTTCATTCTCCTTGACCCATTCAGTGACAACGTAGTCGAGATAGGAGTTAACCTTCTCGGCAAGGTCGGTGCGAATGGATTCAGTTTCTTCAGTCAGTTTCACTTCATACTCAGACTCCAACTTCTCAGTGGCTTCACGAAGCTTGGAAGTGAAGGCAGCTTCAAAGATGACAGAGGCTTTATCCTTGAAGTCCTCAGTGAGACCTTCAGTGGAGTTAACAAGAACATCAAGATCTTCCTTATAAGAAGCCTTCAGTTCTTCTTCCTCATCTTCATGAGCGCCTTCTTCTTGCTCTTCTTCCTCGTCGCCATGCTCCATTTCTTTCACAGACTTCTTGGCTTCAGAGACTTCTTCTTCCTCTTCTTCCTCACCAGCTTCGCCGTCGCCTTCTTCCTCATCTTCATGAGCAACTTCGACCTTGGCTGTCTTTTCTTCTACATCTTTCTTGGCTTCTTCGATAGACGCAGTTTCTTCAGTTGTTTCCTCAACAAGTTCTGCATCATTCTGAAGCTCTTCCTCAACAGGGTTTTCTTTTTCTTCCATGTTAGTATACTTCTTTCTGATTAGAGTTTTGAGAGGAAATCTTCGAAGACGTTTTTTTGCGCTTCAGCAAGCTGTGCCGAAGAAGCCTTCTTGATCTCAGTCTCGTATTCTTCAATTTGTCGAGCAGTCAGTTTTCCGTTGTCCCAAACCCAGTCCACGCCTTCCATGATGCCATTTACAAAGGCACCGGGAGCGGAGGGGTCTTGAACGATGTCAACTGTAGAAAGCACGAAGTCGTTATTAACGCGACTCACACCATCTTTCATCTCGACTGTTCCCATACCACGACTAGAGACACCCAACTTCACTCCACCTTCAACGAGTCCTTTCACAATTTTACCCATCGGTGTATCGAGTATGAGTGCCTTTCCAACAACATCATCACCGTTCCATTTCAGTTCAGTGATGCGATGTGAAACTTTATCAAGGTTAATCGTAGGTCCATCTGGGTGATTCAACTCACCAACAGCACGACCTGTTTTCACCTGTTCAGAGATATACTTGTTGACTGCGCCCTCAAGTATGTTCTTTTCGTAAATTCTATTGTTGCGATTCTTCTTGTTCGCTTGCATGAACACACCCTCAATGAAGACATTCTTTGCTCCATTCTTACCTTCAGTGATGGTGTATCCAAGGTCTTGTTCGATGTGTTCTGAAATTAGTTTCATAGGTGTTATTTTCCTAATACTCGACGCAATCTACGTTCAGCAAGTTGAACATCACCTTCACTGATATCATCAAGTGCATCTTCAATTGCTTGGCGAAGTTCCTTTACCGAAGCCTTCTCGATAATGGACTGTTGTTTCATCTTTTTTGCTGTTTCGATTAGTGATTTCATAGGTGTTACTCATCAAAGTCTGTTTGAAGTGCTACAAATTGTTCTTCCGAGGTTTTAGTCTTGCCCTTATCTTGACCAGTTCCCTTGATCTTGACCTTATTACCAACATATCCAATTACGATACCTTCGAAGTGGACCTCTGGACCAAAGCTATCACCATCATGGATATAAACCTTGTCACCATTTTTAAACTCTCTTTTTGCTTCAGTGACAGATTCATTGAACCTCTTTTGGGCAACTGCTACTTTACGAGCATCAAGTGCATTCGAAACCTTGTCTGCAATAATTGCGTCGAACTGCTCTTTGGCTTTTGTTTGATTGTCACTTGTAATGCTCTGTAGTAAATCTTTGATTTCTCTCATAACTTCTATTTATAATATTTGATTTTTCCAATTGTTAAAATTCGCCCTCTTCAGGCTCTTCAATCTCACCGGATTTCTTCTCGTCTTCGATTTCCTTCTTCAGTTTCTCGATGGTTTCATCGTCCTGACGAAGAATATTGCGACGAATCCAGTCATTAGAGTAGTAGGTGCCGACATACTCACCAAGCTGGGCAAGCATCTCTATACGTTCACGAAGAATTTCCATTTCCTTGAGTTCAGAAAAATAGTTATCCTCCAGAAAGTCGAGTGTGATATCTTCACGAATCACTTCCCAATCCTTTTCAGTCACCACACCCTTGAGAAGCAACTGGACCTTCAGGGTATCCATAATAAGATGTGAGAACTTCTTACGAAGCTTATCAATGAACTTCTGAAAGCGAACTTCTTCACGGTTGATTTCCGTGGCACGACCAACAGTAAATGCTGCATCAGTTTCCAGACGACCAATCGGAACATTCAGTGCCTTGTAAAGCTTTCTCTGGAAAAAGATGACATCATCAATCTGACCAAGATTCTCACCACCGGGAAGAGTGGTGATCTCAGTGCCTCTTCCACCTTCTTTACGTGGTAGCCAGAAGTCTTCAAGCATTGCCATTGACTTACGGTCATCACGAATCTGTCCAGTATCGACATCATAGACCAACTTATTACGATACTTGGACATGATGCTCTGGACGTATTGTTCTGCTTTACCTTTCGCAAGGTTACCAACATCAACATAGAAGATACGTCTTTCAGGAGCACGGGAAATACGATAAATTACCAAGGCATCTTCCAGCATTCTCAA